AGCACCAGCTCGCCGTCCTGCACCGCATCCATGACCATTTCGATCTTGATGGCGCGGGTTTCGTCGGGCAGCTCGTTCCACTCGATCTCGGTCACACCGGAATCCGCGAACGCGCGCGCGACGAACTCGCCCAGCACGTACTGGCGCCCGCCAATCAAGTAGTTGGCCTGGAAGCCTTCGGCGTGCTTGAGCGGGCCGGACACGATCGGTGCGGCTTGCGGCGCGAGCACAGGCGCCGGCGCGGCGAACGTGGCTTCGGCCACCTCAGCACCAGCGGTGCGCACCAGGCCATAGCCTTCCGAGATCGACAGGAAGCGCTCGATGTGGGCCTCGATGGAGACTTCCGCCACATGGCGGCCATCCTCCTGCGGGGCAAAGTGATAGGTCGCGCCGGGCATTTCCACGTGGGTGCCGCCCTTGCGCAGCAGCTTGCATTCGATCTTCATGGGGTTCCTCTCTCAGCAGTTTGAAAAACGGGGGCACGTAGCCCCCGGTTCTGGTGATGCGCCGGGGCTTAGACGGCGCGGTACTTGAGCATGAGCCGCACCTTCTGGCCGGCAGCAGCTTGGGTCGCGGCAGCGGTCGTGATCTTCACGCCGATGGAGCGGTCCTTGTCGGACGGCGCGATGGTGAAGGCCGCGAGCAACGAAGCGCGCTCGGTCACGCCGGTCTTGGCCGCGACGGAGGCCGAGAACAGCTCGGCGCCGCAGGTGCGGAACGAGCCCGCGCTATCCAGCAGCGCGCCCACGTCGCCGTTCATGATGCCCACGTCCATCACGATGGTCGGGGTGCCGTTGGTGTCGAGGTCATCGCACACCAGGATGGCGTCGCACGGCGCGTTGTTGGCGGGCAGCACGCCCAGCTCGATGATGTCGCCCACACCCAGCGCGGTCGCGGTCAGGGTGTATTCGAACAGTTGCGCCAGCTCGTCGGCGCCGCAGCCGCTCGTCGGCGTGGTGCGCTGGCTCTTGGCCCAGGCAGATTGGTACAGATTCGGCATGATGGTCCTCTATCGTTGAAGGTCAGAACTCGAGGGGCCGGAGCCCCCCGGGGTCAGCACAGGATTAGCTGTGCTTGGCAGCGGCGGTGTCGATCGAGAGCACGCCGAAGTCCTTGCCGTTGAAACGGGCCTTCTTGATGCCGGCGATGAAGCCAGCCGAGATAGCCGGCTCGTTGTTGTAGTCCTTCATGACTTCTTCCCAGTCAAAGCGCAGGCCGTTGGCGGTGCCGTAGGCGATCACACCTGCCTGGCGGCCCATGAACAGCGCGCGCGAGGCGTTGACGTTGCCGCCGGCGCCGTAGTCCGAGAAGCGGATCGCATTGCGGTGCTTGTGCAGCACGGTGTTGTTAATCATGCCCAGTCCGCCCTTGAACAGCGGCGAGCTGCGGCCTTCCGAGGCGGCGGCCGCCTTCTGGAAGTCGATCCACGTGCTGCCCGAAGCGGTGCGCAGGTCGGTGGCCTGGTATTCCGACATCACGCAGACGTAGTGATCGCCGCCGTCGATGTTGACCGGGACCATGTTGGCCGTTTCCGGGTTCTCGGCCTGCATCATCGCGGCCCGTTCCATGGCGCGCTCGATCACGAGCGGGCTCATGATGTCGGTGGTGGCCACGGTGGCCTTGCTGGTGGCGGCACCGCCGTACAGGATGTGGTCCACGTCCGGGGCGTCCAGCGAGTTGCCGGCAAAGCCCGTGTACGTGGTGTCCTCGATGTAGTCGAGGTTGATACCGCGCGCGCCCGACAGGTAGATGAACAGCAGTTCGTCGGTGAACTTGTAGAAGTAGTCGCCCAGACGGTCGCGGGCGATGCGGCGGATGTTGTGGACCGTGCGCTTGCGCGACATGCGGCCACCGGCGGAGACCGCGTGGCGCACTTGGTCGATCTTCACCTGGTCGGTGTAGAAGCGCAGGTTTTCTTCCTTGCCTTCCACGCGGCCGTCGCCGTAGGTGGGCTTGCCACGCAGGTGGACCGACAGGTCAAAGGAAATGGTGTCGCCAGCGTCCGATTCCAGCTCGGTCTTGCGCTGGATCACGCTGTTTTCGCTGGTGCCGATGAAGCGCGCCTCGAAGTACGACTTCTTGCGCACGTCGACGGCCAGGTCGGCCGACCAGCGCTTTTGGGCCTTGGCGTCGCCAAAGGCAATAGTGGTAGTGGACATGGATGTGCCTCACGAATGTTGTTGAACAATTCGCGACGCACATCCTGCGCTATCGCTGGCGCGATTATGTGGCTTTTACGGCTAAATGACAACTAGATAGCCGAAGTTACCGGCTATAGCGCGGACAACCCGCTTTTGGCGGCCAGTTGTGCCGCGCTGGACTGGCCGGTGCGGGTGATGGGCACCGATTTGTCCGCCTGAATGGACAGCCGGGCCACCTTGCCGCTCTTGTCTTCGAGCGTAATGACGGCAAAATCACCGATCTTGATGCTTTCGCCCGGCTTGATGTCCAGTTTGAGCATGGTTCCCTGTGGGTAGTGGTTACAGCTCGTCCGCGATCGCGCCGGCGACGTGGCCGATCTCGGGCGGGGCCATGGCCTTCTTGAGCGCGTAGCCCTCGTACTGCCACAAGGCCTTACGGGCCTGCGCGAGCGCGTCCTCGCTGGCCACTTCCACGCCGATCTGGGCGCCGAACATGGCCGGGTCCACGCAGGCGCTGTGCCCGATGGCGAGCGTGAAGCCGTTGGGCAGCGTGGCCAGGGCGATGGTGCTACAGGTGCCCTCGATGCGCTGGGTGTGGATCTTGACCGTCGCCATGAGGGCGTCGATCTCTTGGAAGCGCACGCGCTGGCCGGTCTTGCCGGTGGCCAGGATGGCGCGCTCGATGGCTTGGTCTTGGGCTTGGCTCATAGTTCGTCCTCGATGATGGTCCAGTCTTCGGCCAGGCAGTCGTTCACGCTTGGCACCCAGGTACTGACGGTGTTATCCACACCCTTGAGCGCCATGTAGGCGTTGTAAGGCACCAGCGCGCCCGCGCCAAAATGGGCTTTGGCGGCCCCGGTCTGGGCCGGGTAGGCGGCCGCCGGCACCAGATAGGCAAACATGCCCTTGCCGTTCCAGCCGGCACGGGCCACGCGGTGGCCGGACTTCATGGCCTCGATGGCTTGGCCGAAGTTCATGCGCGGTACTCCTCAAAGGCGGCGATGCGCTCGCGCAGGATCTCGGACAGCTCACTCATGATGCGGTGCTGCTTGCGCAGGCGCGCGCGCTCGGCTTCGGGCAGGGTGGCGAAGAAATTGCCGCCCACGAAGGCGCCCAGCTTGGCCTGGCGGTCGTCCAGCTCGGCCTTTTCCAGCGCCACACGCTGCTGGTGCGGGGCCAGCGCGGCGTAGTTGGCCGGCAGCGTGATCGCCTGGTAGGCGCGGGCGAACACGTCCGCCGGGCTCCACGAGATATAGCCCGCGTAGTTCGGGTGGTTGGCCTTGCCGCCGTCCACGTACTCGACCAGAAAGCCCGCGTCGGAGCCGTTCTCGTCGGCCGGCAAGTCCCAGCCGCGCAGCAGGTTGTATTCCAGCCGGGTCAGGGGCTGGGCCTTGATGAGCTTGGTGCCGAGGTAGGCTTGCATGGGGCTCCTTAGCCGCGGGCCAGGTAGGCGTCGCGCTCGGAATCGCTCATCTTCATGATGCGGTCCTCATGCGCCTCGGGGTCTTTGGCCTGCAGGCGATCCAGCGCGGCCCACTTGCCGTCATCCACCTCGTTGGCGGCCGCGGCCGGCACGTCGCGCAGGGTCTTGGGCGCCTCGGGCTTGCTGCCCTTCAGGGGGCGGCCGGCGGCGTTCTTGTCCACTGTGGCCGGCACCGGGTCGGCTTTGCCCTTGGCCGGGGCCACGCCGAGATCCGCCTGCACCATCGCGTGGGCCTCGGCCAGGATCTGCGGGCCACTCAGATGCTGCTTGGACGGGTCGTTGCCCACTTCGCGCACGAAGGCGTCCAGCGCCATCCAGCGCACCTTGCTGGCGGCATATTCCGGGTGCGCCTTGGTGGTGAAGGCGTTGATCTGGTTGTGCCAGTTGTTGACGTTCTGTTGCTGGTTCAGGTCGGCGGCCAGCGCGGCCTTGTCCACGGCGCGCTGCAGCTCGCCCTGCTCCTTGTTCAGCGCTTCCAGCTGGTTGTGGTACTCGCGGGTGGTGATGTCGCCGTTGTCCAGCTGTTCGGCCAGCTCGCCCTTCTTCTCGCCCAGCTCCTTGATGCGCGCGTCGGCGTTCTCGGGAACCTCGGCTACCAGAAGCGGCGCAGGCTTGTCTCCCGGGACATCGGCAGCGCTGGCGGTGCTGGCATCCACGCCAGTGCCATCGCCGTCGCCGTCGCCAGCAGCGCCAGTGCCCGCGGCGTCGTCATCCTTGCCGGCGCCGTCATCGTCGCCGCCCGCCTTGCCTTCCTTGCCCGCATCTGCACCCGTGTCGACATCAT